AACGTTAACGCTGAACCCATCGACGCGAACTTGGCAAGCGTTACAACGCCATGGCCAAGTACATCAGCCTTCTGCGATCTGCAGGCATCCACCGCACTAAACAAATGCGGATGGGCGCGAAGCAGTTCACGTACATGCTGATAGGAGACGCGGTCAGATGCCTCACTAAGATCTAGTGTGGCAAGACTCCCATCACGGGAGCCCTGGCAGGCCAGGAGGTTATTAGCCTCTGCACTCTGCCAGCCGATAAGCTGTCGAGCCATGTCATTAGACTCGATAGCTACGACGAATTCACTCAGAAGCCCTTGCTGCATGAACTGCATGCAAGTAGGTTCCTCTGCGATAATTCGCGGCGTCTTCCACGTTTTAGGTACTAGAACGACCTTACTTGGTCGTTCTTGACCGGGTTCGAGGAATGTCATCTCAGTCAACTCCGGTATGGAGCTCCAACTGGAAATTAGGTGTTCCGTTACCGGAAACACTGCTTCCAGTCGGTCGGTCCACTCAGATTGCCTCCACTTCGCGTTTCCGCGGAGGAGGTCTGCAGTGGCACCGGGACCGTGCTTCGGGATGATTCCACTGGGAACAGCGAGAACTCGCCGTTCGATATTAGTGAGAATCCTAGCCCAGAGCATACTGCCAATAGAATGGAATTGGTCACCGTTAAAGTGACCGCTTCCTTCGGCATGTTGTCTGACATCCTGCTCACACTCCACATAAGCTGCGATTGCGGCGGAGTCCCTCCCACGGTTTGCGGGAGGAACGATCTTTGCGAACATCAGTGTGAACTGACGTATCGCCCAGATCGCCACAGTCGACGGCTCTGGGAGCAATGCTCCAGTCTTACGATCGAACACTTGATCCACGAAACCCGACAGGAATGCCGGGAGCCGTCCTCGGAAGTGAAACACCTTTCCGAGGCTGGGATCGAACTGAGCATCGGATAAAGCCCGTTCAAAGGCTTTACCATACTCAGGAAGGGTTAGAGTAAGAAACTCGACCCCCTCGTGTTCGTACCGTCTCGCGACGGTTTGTTCATCGCGAGTGGTGCTTGTGTCGCACCAGGTCCCCAAGTCTTTGAGGACCTCCTGCGCGAACCACATCAGCCTTTTCACTTGCGGCTCCTTAACTCGGAGTCTGCCAAGATGCCTAGCCTGATGTGTACCGACTGAAGGTAGGGGCCCGAAGGCCCCTACCTCACTCCACAAAGTGGAGTGGTCCATCTCCTACGACTGCCCTCCAAAGAAGGCAGTCGTGAGGAGTCCCGAAGTAGCGGCGAGCTGGACAAGAAGTCCATCCCATGCCGCTTTCTGTTCTGCAACCGTGTACCCCACGAGGCGCGTCTCGGAACACCTTAAAGGTGGCCGAGTATGGCGTATTCTGCGCGGGGAACAGAGGGTCAGCAGCGTACTTCGAGATCTGCAATCCCAGCACGGAGCGAATCCGCTTACCGTTCGCGGTATGCGAGACGAACTCCTGAATGGCGCCATCCGCAGATGAATAACGGGTGGCACCACCATTCGTCGACACTCTCGGAAGAGAAGTTGTCGCGGCTGAGATTGTAATGGACTGTGGATCGGCAAACATCGGCATGGTCCTTGCAGTTGAAGGACGAAGCCGGCAGATGCCAACTTCGCTTCGATCGCCAACAACTCCGCCTAGTCATTCAGACGGAGCGACTTGTCCCCCTTAGTCATACCAAGAGAGGCAAGTATGGCCCATTGCCGGCTATTAAAGCTGGCCGGGTTAGAGCCGAAGCCGAAGGGTGATGCCCGATACCGTTCCTTCGTCACTGTGACGAATTCAATGGTATATGGGGATGCCAACCCCGGGTTAGAAATCTCCCGAGGTCCCGGCATTGTATAGGTGTGTCTGACGATCGATGTGACCATCAGGTACCCATACCTAATCACCAAACCGTCCGCAGCTAGTTGCGTTGCATTGCCGATGTTCTCGCCAATGTTCCGCTTCCAGTCGGCCAGCCAGCTCCATGGGGCCACATTCCAAACTACCTCCGGAGTTATCCGGGTGCCGAGTAGAAGGTTAGCCTTCTGCTCGAACCTATCTAGCGCACCATGACGCTTACCATCTGCGTCTTGGCCCACATGATAGGTGTAGGCGCCAGAGAACCAGACCCTACGTTCGGTCTGAATACTCTCTGTCATTTGGCCTGTGACTGATTCCCCTACGAACGCGCTCTTCCACGCCGTATTGGTACTAGGACAGTTTAGAATCCCAGTAACTGACGGTAAGGAAGTGTACGACGACTCAGTAGGGAAGGTGTACTGTCTCCGGATAGACTTACCGGAGTTCCGCTGGTGCTGCTTCAGAATCTTGTTAGATTTCTTAACAGCACTTGCAATGCGCCGAAGGTCCCTTACTAGGGGCTTCCATCCAAATTCAACGTTGAGATACTCGCTACCGGCAGCGCCGGTAGTCCGACCAGGTTGCGATTTGTAACTTCGCTTCTTGGCCGCTCGAGCCTCACGTCGAATGGTGGATCCTGGTTTGAGGGGAATTCCCTCTCGCCAGAATTCAGTCAGCGCAGTAGCGGTTTCAGCAGAGGGATTTGTAGGAGTCGTGGCACTTATAGCTCTGGGCCCGTACCAACCTAGGTCGGGCGGGTCCATAAAGATATAAGTACCATTCGGCAACGTACCGCTTGGCCATACGCTGGGCCAGATCGGCCCATCGTAACCTAGCCACGAGCCAGCCCCTTGAGAGACTTTGCTATGGAGACGACTTATCGTCCCCACAAAGCTCTTTTTGGATCTGAACTCGTGTCCGTTATCGAGTGGTGACTTAGGCTCCCTCCGGCGCTCTTCTTTCATGACCTTAAAGCGGTCACGATAGTTAGTAGCGCTTAGAAGGGCCGTGTCACTATCCTCCTGCACGGAAGTACTTCCCTCGCTACGCCTACCAGTACGGTAGGACGTAGTCACCTCTATCGACGACCCGGCGCCTGGACCGAACGTTGTCCATCTTCGGACAACACTCGTACCCGGGATGGCATAATCCGTAGCGTCAAGATGACTCTGCGGATTTAGCCTGGATAATGTCGAGTCGACCATGGAACTGTACCCTTCGGGGTATACGACAGCTGCAGACCTTGCAGCTGAAGGGTGAATTCTCCCTAAACGGAGACGGAGAGCTGTTTTGTACCGGCTAGGCCCTGAACGAACATCTGTTCGTCGGGAACCGGCATGTACATGCTCTCCGCCTCCTTGATGGGAGCGACACCTGCGCAGGACTGTTGCACAAGCATCGGGG